CATACGCCTTGATCTGCGTGTTCTGTTCATCAATCGCCAGCTTCTGCATATCATAGCTTTGCTGCAACTGTTGCACGAGCGCCGCAGTCTGTTCCATCTGGTTCGCCATGTCGTTCATTTGCATACGCATCATCTGCGCTTCTGGCGACTCATCTGTGTTATCCAGAACCTTCGGATCGAGCGTTTTGGCGAACCGAGCCGCCATCTCCTGCGCCCCAGGCCAGTCCATGTTCTTAATGAACAAGTCGCCTGCCACAGCCCAGAGCTGCGGGTTTGTCTGCAAGATCATCTGCATCGCTTCCATCGCCTCTTGGCGCTTGGTCGCGTAGCTTGGGCCAGTGGTAACAACCACATCATAAATACCAATGGACGGGTTGTAGATCTTATCAATATCCAGACCTGTGATCGGATCTTTGATAACGCGCACTGGTTCCGGCTGATTTGGATTGATCTTTACCATATCCACTTCGCCGTCTAACCCGACGATACGCGCCACGCGCTCCGTGTCATAGATCTTAGGGATCAGATCGACTAGCTGTCTTGTCGTATATCGAACCGCTCGCGCGAGATTGTCCACGTAGTGATATGTGGATGTATCGCCTTGGTTTTGCCGAGCCAGAATCGCACGACCCGTCCTCTCGTTACTGGTCGCACCAATGGAGCTGTCGTATTGACCCGTGGTGGCCTTAATATCTTCCCCAGCGCCCACTTTGGCTTGGATAAGGCCGGTTTGCGCCATAGGTGGCTGCGCGCGTTCAGGTAATGGCAGAGGAGACCCTGCACCATCGGTGACATCGGGGTTGACTTCGAGGTAAGGCCAGTTGTTCGTATTGGCGGTTTTCCAGTTTGTTTCGTATCCTTCAAACTGACCTCCATATCCGATAAATGGCGCTTTCGGAGCCAGCGCCAGCATCTCTGCTTCTTGGCTGACCCAATAGTTATACATGCGCTGCGCGTCTTTCGCGTTACGCACTAGCCCGCTGATGTAGAGCTGACCGTCTACTTCAAACTCGTTGCCCACCACGCGGATGACCGGTATGTAATTACCAGCCCAGTCGCGTTCCTCTAAGACTTCAAATCCGTTTGTCTTCAGCCACTTGACCTGACGGTGCTCGCTAGTGCGCGACTTCAGTGGCTTGCCGAACATAGCCTTGAGCTGCTTGTCCTGCGGCGATCCGTTAAACGCTGTGATGTTGTCAGGGTAAAGATTCAGCGTTTTCTTCTGATGGTCGATGTAAAAATACTCAGCAATACGGACGGTTTCCTGGCTCATCCACATGCTAAGAGACTGATCGCCAACGCCTTGTGACATCATTACAGAAATCGGCAGAGCGTCAGGGTAGAGGCGCTCATACTCTTCTTTGGGTATGTCTTCGGTGATGAAGCACCATTCCGCGTCGGATCCGCAGGGATCGTGGATCATTGGATCCATATAAACGCTGAAACTGTTGCGGACGCGACCGATCTTCAGGTCTTGGTCGAACGAGTCTTCGCGGCAATATTCCGTAAGGATTCGGATATAACCTTCGCCGTAGGTAACTTGATTGTCGCAGGCTGTATCATATGCAACGTCCGCGTCGGAAAGGTATTCGATGTGTCTAACGATACCTTGAAAGACTTCTGCGACCGCAACGTCGGCTTTATCGTCCGCTGGGATAACCTTGCCGGAGGGTCTGTTTTGTCGCTGTTCATTAGTTACTAACCTGACATGCTGTGGCAGCTTGTTAATCGTCAGGCAGGGACGTGCGTTGATCGTCTGACCCTGCACCGCGCCTCTGGTCGCCAACACGTCAGCGGGCCATTGCCAAGCATTATCTGGCGACCCTGCCATAAATCGCAAGTCGTCCAGCTCATCTTCTCTACTATCTGAATAGGCTGCGCTCGCCACCGTAAAGCGGTGACGCATCGTTGCCAGACGGTCGCCGTCTGGGTTGTCAGATACTTCGCCTGCGCCTACTACATCACTTGCAGCCACTGGATTTCATACCCTTCTTAGAGGCCGCACGCTTTACTGAATACGCGATTGCAACCGCCTGTTTCTGTGGTTTGCCAGCCTTCATTTCAGCCTTGATGTTCTTACGCATGGCGTTCTTGGATGATGACTTAACTAACGGCATTATTTCTTCCTCGTCTTAGCGGATTGCTTGAACGCCTTGGCTGTTGGTGCGCCCTTAGACCCAACTTTACGCATCTTCTCGCCCGATCCGGCTGCGATGCGTGCTTTTTTGGCGTGTATGTTGGCGTATAGCCCAGGCTTACTTGCCACAGTTCCACCTCTTCATTGATGCTTTAGCGCGGTCTGCGTTCTTAGACTTAGCAACTACACCACCCATACGGGCGCAGAAACTAGCTTTGCGGCCCTTGTCAGCCTCGGTCTTAGGGTTAGGTGCAGGTGCTTTCAGCTTGCTGCCAGTGGCCTTGTTGTATTTGGCGCGGCCTTTAGCCGTCAGACCAGCGCCCGCTTTCGTGGACAGTTTCTCGCCACGGCCTACCGATAACGATACCATTATGAAGCCATCCAACCAGACGATGCGGAGCCTTGACCATAGCTGACGCGGCGCTGGTTGTCTACTCGTTGCTCGCGTCTGGCGACAGGAAATGCGAAGGTTACTGCTATAGCGTCCGCCGCGTCAGGTGACGCCAGCCCTCTCGACTTCATGTCCTTCTTGGATTCTAAGAAGATGGTGCCTTTACTGTCCGGCTTCATCATAGGCCCGATCAGGTCTGACTTCAGATACCTGTCCTTCGGTATGCTCGCGTCCTTCAGCCACTCTTTCATCGCGCCCCACATCTCTGCGCGTTTGTTGCCATACATCATGGGCTTCGTTGACTTATTGCCGAAGTTTACCCCACGCACCTTGTAGCGCTGTTCCTTCAGCCGATCCACGACACCTGCGCCGAGTCCGCCTTCGTCTATGACCACTAAGGCTGGCTTATACTCTTCGATCACGTCGATCACGCGGCCTACGACTTCCATCGTGTCGTCGCCACGGTGCCTGCGTATGCTCAGTATGTCGCGCCCCTGCCGTATCGCTATTACGGTAGCGTCGGCACCAAAGCGTGCTGGATCCACTCCGACCACGATGGGCGCGGACTGGTCGGATATAGCGGGACGTTCCATTGCCTCGTCAACCAGCGCGTTTCCGATGAACTGGTCGTCGCTCGCGTTGGGGAACTGACCGTAGACTTCAACGTGCGCGGCGCTGGAGTCGGGGCCATACTCGTCAATGATCTGTTGGTAGACGGCCTTATCCGTGCCTTCGACGGAGCGGGCATCGACAATTTTATTTCGCCAAAAGTCTCGCTTGGAGTTAAAACACTCATAAAAGTAACCAGAGTTACGACGGGGGTTGCTGAAGCACAACCAAAAGCGATTAGGGGTATTTTCCGTAAAAAAGCCCGCTGCAACTGACCAGATAGAATCATCAATTCCGCTTGCCTCATCGAATACCAGCATGACACCCGCGAAGTTATGCACGCCAGCATATGCGTCAGGATTCTCTGCACTCCACAACCGCCCTTCTACGCCCCAATAGCGCGTTCCCATCTTCAGATCTCGTTCGACCAGCTCCGCTATCCACTTTGCCGGTAGCACCCGCGTGGCGGATACTTCGAACCAGTGGCTGTGTATCGACATACTCAGCCACTTGGTGATCTCAGCCCAAGTGACGCTACGGAGCTGCGCTTCGCTATTGGCGCTGACGATGGTCGTCGAACCGATCCGCGTGGTCAGCATCCAGATTGTCAGCCATGACACTAAGGCGGACTTACCAATACCGCGCCCAGATGACACGGCCATCCGCAGCGTCTCAAAGTCTATCTTGCCGTTGTTCGCTTTGATGTGCTCGCGTAATTCTGTCAGAATTTCCCGTTGCCATTTACGCGGGCCTTCAAAGTGTTCAAGGGGCGTATTCGGTTTCTTCCACGGGAAGGCTAATCTGACGAAGGCCAGCGGATCGTTTTTCAGCGCTGGATTCCACAGCGTCGCCATCAAGCGCTGTTCTTCCTCCGGCGAATATACCGTCGTTTGCATCTATGATCTGCCCTTCAATCACGCGCTGTTGCGCTTCTTGTAGCGCCGCCGTGATGCTGATCGTCTGGTTAACCTCTACGCTGACAGCCTGCTTGGCTACCCAGCCATGTGCGTGCTTCAGAACTTCTAGCGCCGCCTTGGTGTCGCCCGCCAAGGCGGCTGTGCGCAGCACGTCAGCCATCTCAGCCTCGCCATCGGCGCGGCCTTTGATTTCATAATACTCAGCCACTGAATCAAACTGGATCAGACGACGATACTCGATTGGCATCATGTCGCAAGCTAACGCCAGCGCGTCGCCCTTCAGACCTTTGCGTGCGGCTTCGTAGATCTGTTGCAACCGCTGCTCAGTTGCTTCGATCTTGCGTGGTTCATACGGCAAGGATTGGAATGTCATAACTTTCTTTACCACGATTTTTTAAAAAATAAAAAAGTTTGTGTAATCCCTGCGTAGATATTCCCAGACCACGCAAGGCCCAGTCCCCCCCCGTCTACAATCAGCCCCAGGCATTTAGTTTACATTCATAGTCATATAGTCATGACTATAGAAGTCGATGCAGGATTTTTATGTTTACATAAACGCGAGAGAAAAGCTAGGAACAAAGAGCT